CAAGTAGTACAAGTAGGGTGATGGTGGTTTTCATTTGAGGTCGTCTTTGATTAGGGCTTCGATGGCAGTGAGTCGGCGGTCAATTTCTTGGAGTGCTTCGATGGTGTAGCGCCACTTGGATGGTACGTAGTCCAATTCACCCATAAGGTGTGAGGAGTACGTCTTTACTCCTTTGATGAGTTTCTTGAGCATCACTCCCCCTCAAGGCCTTCGATGAGGCATTGCATCTTCTTCATGCTCTCAGCGACGCGCTTTTGGCTGAGGGTGCAAAGCTTCTCATTGAACTTACGCTCCTCTTCGTCGTCCTCGCCGGCAGCGGCGATGGTGTGGCACTCAAGGAGCTTCACGCGAGTTTCAAGGATTTGAAGTTGGTGGAGCAGTTCGCTTTGTCGTCGTCCCATGAAAACTAGTATGCCTTCACAGGTTATTCAAGTCAACAGGTTTTCAAGATTCCCGTCCGTTTTCGTGAGGTCCTCAATGTAGTCGCGACCTTCGACCCTGAGGTAAGCCACGCCCGAGCCCGTGTCTTGGCGCGTAACGTAACCCCGGTCGACAAGCCACCGGACTCCACCGGTCACAGTGTTCGCACTTCGAACGCCAAGTATTCGCGCCACGGCGGTGCCGGTCACCCATTCGGTGTAGCTCAAGGCGTTCCAAAGCGCTTCGTGGTCGTCTTCGATAACCTTCAACCATCTACCCCCCTTGCCTTCGTGGAGGCTCATGTCCGGGTGTTGACCGTACTTCAACCACCTACCCGACTGCGTCACCACGACGAAACCCCTCTTTACGAGGATGGCTAGAATCTTGTCGACTTGCTCTTGGGTGAAGACAACGCCTTGCCTCCGAGCCAGTGCCAGTACGCTCCCTGCACGCTGTGGTCCGTCTGCTAGGACGTCATAGACCACGTTGGTGCGCCGCTTGCGGTTCGACTTGAAGGAAGGTATCCCCCGGGCCTTGCGCTCCCTACGAAGGTCGTGAATGGGCACCTTGTACTGCCGGGCTAGTTCGGTGTCGGGGGCTTTGCCTAGGGGCACTCGGTCCCAGTCCGGGGTGCGGTTGATTTTGGCGAACTTGTCGTTGGGCATGTCTAGGGCCAATCGTCGGGGAGGTTGGTGCAAAGGGTGATGAGGTCGCATGACTCGAAGTCGGCAATGTAGTTGGGGAACTCGACGGCCTCGATGGGGATGTTGTCCACAATATAGATGCGGCATTGGTAGAAGGTGTATTTGCGGTTCCACCGGGGTGTGAAGGGTCGGGTCAACTTGAGGTAGTCAAGCGGGTCCGTGTACCTCAGTGGCTTGCGCAGGAGCCTCTCCATGAAGCGCTGCGGCTTGCGTTGGGGGATGATGTTGTTGACTCGGGAGTTCTTGAAGTCGGCAAGGCCTCCAAGGGGAACTTGGAGGGGTTGCTTGATGTAGAGCTTTTCGTCGGTGACAAGGACGCGCCCCGCTTCTGTTTGGTAGCTAATCATTGTGTAGCCTCCGTGACGCCTACGGATATGTTTCCGGGGCCAAACACGTTGATGGTGATGGCAGCCCCGAGCTTGTGTGCCCGGGTGCCGAAGTAGTTATTTATGTCGGACAACAACTCCAAGTAGACGCCTTGTTTATGTAGGGTGCCTAGATAGTTCGTTTGGATGTACTTAATGACATCAGCAGTTAACTCACGTACTTGTGGGTTACTCATTGTGTAGCTCCAATATGCGTTTCTCGAGTCGGGTCGAGAGGCGCAGCTCCAGGGCACCCTCGGGTCCGACTTCAACCCACACGTCGCCGGACTCGACCCCGACGATATGCTGGTTCAATGTCGCGTGCGCTGTGGCCGCGACGGCATCAAGCGTGGGCCTGTTGGTCTTCATGCCGACGAAGGTTTGGAGGCTATCGTAAACGGCTTGGATGATGTCTTCGGCTTTGGTCATAGCAGGTCCCTCCGCTTTAGCTCGATCCTTATCTCGAGGGGTAGGTGAGCTTGTCGAGACGAGTCGTCGGCAAGGGGTAGGCGAGCTTTATAGATCGTTTGGAGTGAGACATAATCATAATCGAATAGACGAACGCAAAGCCAATTCCTATCCATCCTTAGTTGTTGCTCGGGGTCCCCGTTCTTCCAGGGCTTCCCGTCGTGATGCGTCGACGGTAGCAAGCACCTCCAAAGCTCCGCCCATGTCTCGGAGAGAAAGGCCCTTTGCATGCCGCGCTCGCACGCGCTGTGTTCGACGAGGAAGTCGAGAATCTTTTGGTGTTCGGTCATTTCGCCTCCGTGTTCATGAATTGAAGACACGCCGGTGAGCACACCACTTGGTCGCTCTTCTCGGTCGGCACGAAGGCGTCGCCGCAGCCCGGGCACTTGCGCTCTGTGAGCTCTTCCATGGGCATGTCCTCACCCGTGGCAAACTCGATGTTCTTCCAGTGAATCCACTTGGCGCACTCTTCGAGGGTCGCCCCCTTGTGGGCAAGTGCCGCACCTTTCATGAACCACACCGCTCGGGTGGCTACCTCCTTTTCCTTCTGGTGTGCCAACCTCTTGGCACGGCGTTGCTTCTTGGTGAAATTTGACATCGTTACTCCTCTTTGTTAGTTTGGCTTCAAGTCGTACTCCTCGACTTGTATGACCCCCTCAGTATCCCAATCCACCGCTGTCTGAGGGGGTCATTTTATTTGAGTAGGTACAAGGCGGCGATGAGGGTCGCAGCGATAGCCACGTACCCTAGGGCGACTTTGGCGGAGAACCGCTCCGTCTCTTCGTAGAGCCTCGCCTCGTTGGCCCTGCGGCGCACCTCGCACTTGAGCTCTTCTTCGTGTCGTGCCATCACTCGGTCGCGCATTCCTTGGAAGTGCTCCGCGGGGTAAGGCGCGTCGCCGGCGACCTTCGCCCACTCGCGTCGAGTGAAAGCGTCGTCAAGTTTGTCCCAATCTCTTCGTTTCATCGTTACTCCTCTACTGAAAAATATCAACAAGGAGGTAGGCGATAGCGGCAAGGAGTGCCACCCTGTGGGTCCATTTAAACAGACGTGCCCACCGCTCTAATCGCTTTATCTGAACATTCTCCTGATTTAGTTGCTCAGTGACGATGCGTTTCCATTTGACGATTTCTTCTTTCGTCCTCTTGCGTTCCGTGTCTTCCATTACTTCACCTCGATGATGACTTGGCACGCTGCGCACACTGCGGAGAACTCCCGGTGCTCCAAGGTCTCCTTAGCACCACAGTAGGGGCAGCCCCACACCTCAGACCCGTCCGTGGGGCACTTGGCTTCGTGGTACTTCACCTCGCCTGAGGCTTGGTTTGTGACCTGGATGAAGATGCCGAAGGGCATTTGCAGGTCCACCAACTTCGGTGCCGGGAGGGCGAGTTGCATGGTGCGTCGTTCGCCGGATGCGTAGGTGAAATTGAAGCACGCTGAATGTGCCATTATGGTTTGACCTTCCCTTCCTCTACTTGCTTGAGCGTGTCCTTGAGGAACTGAATCATGTCATCGGTTGCCGGGCCGGGGTCGCATTCGGTGATTTCGTCCGAGGCCGCTTCGTACGGACTGCCGGTGCAGTTGTGATATCCGGTCCTGAGTCGAATCGGACACTGTGTACAGCCATCGGGTGCGCCGACATGAAACGCTCGGCAGCACGCACAATCAATGGCGTTCGGCTCTTCGTCGCAACACTCCGGGTCGTCTTGCATCGCTTCCCAGTGCCGAATTGAGTCCTTGAGTGCGTAAATGGCGCCGTCTTTCCATACCATCAGCTCACCCCCTCTTGGAGCGCACGGAGCCTCCGCTTGAGCTCCCGAACCTTGGCCTCGAACCACGCAGGTGGTGTCACGGTCACACCGTCCACAGGGCAGACATGGACGTGGCACTCGTTGGCATTCCGACTGATGAGCAGCCCAGAGCCTTGGAGCAATTCCCAATACTGCTGCTCCACCGAACCTCGGACCTTCCGGTCTGCTAGGGCCATGTCCCCATTGGTTTGCTGCGTCCCGAGCACGTATTGGACCGCGAAGGCCTCAATAGTCACCCGTGCTTTCTGGAGCTTGGCAAGCTCGCTTCTCAGGTAAGTCTCTTCATCCCACTCTTGCTTTGTTGTCACTTCGTACTCCTCTTACGTTGATGAATACCCTAGCAGACTTTTCAAGTAAGAGGAAGGAAAACCGATGGTGGTACCAGACCCAGCATCAAAACCCGATGGTGGTCGTGAGAAGTTGAATGGTTCCCTGGTGTTGCCCTATATAACCACTATAACCATTATACTTTATATATATATATTAATAGAGTAGGAGGGGAGGAACGGAGGGCACAGCAGCAGGGAGCCCCAGGGTGTGAGAGATAAGAAAAGATGTTGGAAATATGCCGGGACGTGGGATATCACGGGCAAGTACCTGAGAACACTCTGGAATCGGCTAAAATCGATGATGGGCGATGCTGGGTATGATGGGCAAGTGTTTGAAATCATTCAGTAGGTCTCGCCCACTACCTTGGGCGTCGCCTCTACGTGCTATGGTTTGAGGCATGGGAAGGCTCAAGCTATGCGAGCACGTCTTTGAAGAACACCCGGGGTGGCCCCCTGGCTTGGCGTGCGCCTGCGGGGTGTGGATACCGGAGCAGCCCTATGCCCTGGCACCCCTTGGACGAAGGGACCCCTTGGCTGCGCTTACAGCCGACCTCATCCAGGACATCTGCGACCTGATAACTCAGGGGTGTTCCCCAGTGCCTGCCGCGGCCGCGTGCGACATCTCACCCAACCAGTTCCGCGCCTGGCTTCGGAGCGACACCCCACGGGGTGAGCAACTTCGGAACGCTGTGGAGATGGCGGTCGAAGAGGCCATCAGCGAAGCCGAGCAAGCCATCCGCCGCATTGACTCCAAGCACTGGCTCAAGCACAGGCCGGACACCCTTGAGACAAGCTTCGGTGCCAATTGGAGGGACAAGCCCAAGCAGGTCAAGCACGAGCATATGCACGGCCACGTGCACGTGCAGGGGGGTAGCGAGATGGACCTGAGCAAGCTCTCCAAGGATGAGCTCAAGCAGCTCAAAGCCATGGCCGTCAAGGCAAGGCATGATGAGCCGGAGCCCGAACCCGAAGTGATTCCCGGCTACATCGATGTTTGATATTGACAAGATACCGTTGCCCTCAGTGGAGGCCATCGAGCTCGAAGAGTGCCGCAGGAGCTTCCGCATGTTCGTGGAGAAGTTCTGGCATATCGTCGAGCCTGCCATGCCCTTCATCCCCAACTGGCACGTGGATGCAATCTGCGACCATATGGAGGCTGTGCGGCGCAAGGAGATTCAATACCTCATCTTCAACGTCCCACCGGGCTGCGCAAAGAGCATCTTGGTGTCGGTCATGTACGCACCATGGGTGTGGCTCACCGAACCGGGGTGGCGTGGCATCTTCTCTTCGTACGCCATCGGCCTTGCGGAGCGTGACAGCATCCGGGCCCGTGACATCATCCAAAGCCCTGAGTACCAAATCGCCAAGTACATCGGGAGGCCTGATGCGACAGAGTGGGACCTCAAAGGCGACACCAACCAAAAGGCCTTCTTCGAGAACACTGAGAAGGGCTTCCGCTTCTGCACCTCCCCCACGTCGAAGGGTACGGGCTACCGAGGCAACTTCGTGGCCTGTGACGACCCCTTGAGCGCTGAGGAAGCCGAGTCCCCTGCTATGCGACTCAAGGCCATCCGTTGGTGGACCAAGACGATGTCGTCGCGTCGTAATGACAAGAAGGTGGACCCGATGGTGGTCATCATGCAGAGGCTCCACGAGGACGACCTAGCAGGGCACCTGCTCAGGGCAGGGGGTTACGAGCACGTGTGCCTACCGAGCCTGTATGAGTCGCACCGCAAGAGCACCACCTACATCCGCAGGGTCAAGCGCAAGAGGGTCAAGGCACCGGATGGCCCTAGGCTGCAATGGGTGCGTGGTGAGAAGGAGAAGTTCTGGGAGGACCCACGCACCAAGGATGGGCAGCTACTCTTCCCTGCACTGTTCGATGAGGACGTACTCAAGGAGACCCGCTCACCCGCAGAGCTCGGGGAAGAGGGCTTTGCACAGCAGCATCAACAACGCCCCGGTGTAGAGGATGGCGGCCTTTTCAAGAAGAAGTATTGGCAGTGGTTCCGATGGAAGGGGGACGAGCGCACCTCCACAAGGCCCATGGGCTGCAACGACAACCCCATCGTCTACGTCGACCCCAAGGACATCGAGCGCAAGATACTAAGCGTGGATGCCACCTTCAAGGACGGCAAGAAGAGCGACTACGTGGTGTCGACCGTTGCCGGCATCATCGGCCCACGCAAATACATCATGGAGGTGCACCGTGCCAAGATGGACTTTTGGGCAACGCTCCAATCCATCAAGGCTATCCTGCGTAGGCACCCCGACCTCTGGGCCAAGCTCATTGAGGACGCTGCCAACGGACCGGCCATCATTTCGACACTTCGGCGCGAGTTCTCAGGCATCGAGGCCGTCAAACCATTAGGGGGCAAGGAGTCTAGGGCACAGGCCGCCAAACCGGATGTTGCCTGTGGTGACGTGTACTTACTGGAAGGTGACCCTTATGTTGACGCATGGGTGACCGAGCATGCGGCCTTCCCAAATGGCAAGCATGACGACCAGATAGACACCTTGTCACAGCTTATCCTATACTGTAGGGGCTCCGAGGGGGCTCAACGACTCATTGCCATGGGAGCCGGCGTTCGATGAAACCCAGAAAAATATTCAACAAAGCCGTGGCTGAGGCCAAAGAGACCCTCCTCCGGATGGACAATTGGATGAACTCGGCCACCGGTTTGGGCACGATTCGAGACAAGCGGCAATGGGGCACGGTCAAGCTATGCACGGTTGAGTTCGAAGAGGCCCAAGCGGTCTGGCGTTCCGACGTCATGGCATGTCGAGTCATCGAGCAAATCGTGCGCGACTCCATCCGACGTGGTTGGGGTGTGCAAATTTCCAACGACGATGAAGGTGCAAGCGGCGAAGCCGATGGGGTGGATGGCCGCGACACTGAGGACACCAAGCAAATCGAGGAGCAGGCAGACAAGTACCTCGATGCATTGAACGTCAAGGAGGAGCTCTTTGCAGGAGCCTCCTACGCACGCGCCTATGGTGGCTCAGTGGTGCTCATCGGTGCCAACGACGGAACAAGCGACCCTGCCATGCCCCTCAACGAGGAGGGCATTGAATCCATCGAGTACCTTGCCGCCGTCGAGCGCGCGGATGTCTACGTGCGGTCGTGGTACGAGGACCCATCCGAACCCAAGTTCGGCAAGCCAAAGACTTTCGTGGTCAACACCAACACCACCTCAGGCATCAGCCTCGTGGAGGCGCAGACCCGCATGGTGTCGACGGACGGACGCTTCGCCGGCGCCGTTGAGGTGCATGAGAGTAGGCTACTGTGGTTCACCCACGGGGTCGTCTCCAAGCGACAGCTCGTTGAGAACAAGGGCTTTGGGGACTCGGTCCTCACCCGCTTGAACCCCGTCCTACGGGATTACGATATGGCGTGGCAGGGCATCAGCGCTTTGCTTGCCGACTTCGGCCAAGCCGTCTTCAAGATGGAGGGCCTTGCCGAGCTCATGAACACGGGCCGGAGCCAACAAGTCATCGAGCGCATGCAGACCATGGAGATTGGTCGCAGTGTCGCACGTGGCATCTTTCTCGATTCATCCGAGGACTTCGAGCGCAAGAGCACGTCACTCACCGGTTACCCTGAGGTCCTTGAGAAGTACTTGGTGCGCTTGGCAGCCGCCGCCGACATGCCTGTGACCATCCTCATGGGGCAGTCCCCTGCGGGTATGAACGCCACAGGCGAGGGTGATACCCGCGCTTGGTACGACCGCGTTGAGGGGTACCAGGAGGGCAAACTCTCCAACCCCCTCGAGTACCTGTACAAGCTTGTGTTCCTCGCCAAGAATGGCCCTACAGGTGGGAAAATACCCAACAACCACGCCGTCGTCTTCGTGCCCCTGTGGCAGCCCACTGAAAAGGAGGTTGCTGAGACCCGGGCCCTGGTGGCGCAGACCGACGCGTCCATGATTCAGAATGGGGTGGTGTCGGCGGAAGAGGTTGCCAAGTCCCGCTATGGTGGCGAGACCTACAGCATGGAGACCGTGCTCGATATGGAAGCACGCGAAGCGCAGGAACAAGCAGCATCGCAGGTCCTGCGCGAAGAGTTGCTAACACCTCCCACGCCTGAGGATGATGAGCCCCCACCCGAGCCCGAAGAGGATGAGGACTAGTGCCCATCAGCATCAAGGCGCAGCTCAAGGTGTTCGAGCAAGCGGGGGTCAAACCACGCACGCGCAAGCAGCCTGTGCAGCAGCCTCCGAACTCGCAAGAGCGGGACTATGCTCGGCAGATGCTCGCCATCATCGAGGTGCTTTTTGAAGAGGTCTCCAAGCGAGTCCTCCCAGTGGTGCCCATGCTCGTGGAGCAGCGCGGCCGCACCGATGGCTACAGGCGGGATGTAGGCGAGCTCGATACGCTCTTCCAAGGCATCCTCGGTGTGCTTGGACGCAGGGCCACTACAGGAGCGCTCGCAGGCGTCGCACAGAACACAGCTCAAGCCACGGCGGCCCACCAGAAGGGGCAGCTTGAACAGGCTGTGGCTGCTCAACTAGGCGTGCCTCTGCTTGCCGATTCGAACCTCGCACCCATCATCAACGGCTTCGTCGATGAGAACCTTGGCCTGATTCGCAGCCTGTCACAGGACGTGCTCACGGACGCACAGGCCACCGTGTCCCGGGGCATCCAAGAGGGCCTTCGGGCTGAGGTGATTCAGGGGCAACTTGAGGAGCGCTTTGGGGTGGCACGCAACCGCGCACGCCTCATCGCAAGAGACCAGACCAACAAGCTCTTCGGCAAGGTCCAAGAGAAGCGACAGACCGACCTTGGTGTGACCCACTTCATTTGGCGCACTGTAAACGATGAGCGCACCCGGCCCGAGCATGCGGCACGCAGCGGCAAGCGCTACTCCTGGGACAAGCCCCCACAAGGTGAGATTCCCGGGGAGCCAATCAATTGCCGGTGCTATGCCGAGCCCGACCTTTCAACGGTAGGTGACGAATGATTGTGACATCAGGCGCGAGGCACGAAGCCTATCTCTTGAACCAAGCAGATGGGACCGGTGCCGAAGCGGACATCCCCACGGTCATCACTGATGGCATCCTAGTGTCCACCTTGGACTACCCCAAGGAGGCCATGCTGCACCTGTGGTATCAGGACGGCCTTGGCACCGCTGGGGACATGCGCATCCTCATCAAGATTTGGGGGTTCACCTTGTTTCAACAATCCAGCCTGGTGCAGGACGGTATTTGGGCACCACTTGGCATCGTCAATCCGACGGCCGATGAGCCCGAGGGGGACACCAACCTCAAGGGTGTCATGAACAACGGCCAATACATCCGTGACGTGCGGGACAACCAACTAGCGCACTTGGAGCAGGTCTGTGGCATCCAGGACATTGACGCGCTGTACGCACAGGTCATTGACTTCGAGGGCAACACGGGTGGCACCGTGACGCTGCGAATCACCAACCTAGCGAAGAACACCTGATGAAGCTCTCGCCCAAATGCAACGGACAGATGCTCGGTAGGACCCCAGGCAACCCCCTACCCTCGCCCGGTGATGGCGACCCCAATGAGGGCAAGGGCAGTATCCTCTACTCTTGCGACGGGGTGAAGTTCACTGCCGAAGTCCCACTCATCGACGACAACGAGGGCCAGTGGTTGGTCGATGACAACGAAGAAATCCATATCGTGAAAGGGTGACCCATGAGCTACCATAGCAAATCAAAACCGGGTGCCATTCACGTTGTCCATCAATGGGAGTTTGCCGACCTCACCGAGCGCGACGCCTTCGTCCCTGTGGCGGATGATGTAGGCAAGATAGCCAAGGTAGGCACGGCCCCGGGTGACTTCTACATCCTCACCAATGAAGTGGGGCCCGCATGGGAGCCTATCTCTGGGGCAGCCTCAGGACCCGCAGGGGGCGACCTTGCTGGGACCTACCCCAATCCCGAAGTCGCTGCGATGACGACGCCCCTGGGCCCGCAGCAGCTCACCATCGGGAACATCGCCGACTTCCAGTTCCTGCAGCGACAGGGCAACACCATCCAAGGCACGGGCACTGCGGTGGTCACGCCCCCTCGGACTATCACGGTCGCCCCGAGTGGCATTGGTGCGGATGCAGCGAACATCACCGATGCATTGGTACTAATCAACGCCCTTGTGCCCCCGGTGAGCTTCAGCGACCCTGCTGTCATCCAAGTGGCAGGTGGTGTCTACTTCGAGACCAACCCCCTAGTCATCCCGGACGGGCTGCTCATCGACGGGGCAGGGCCTCAGGTCACAGCGCATCTCCCCAATGACCCTGCGGCCTTCATGTTTACGTGCGCAGGCTCATCGACCTTCAAGGACATCTCCATCGAGGAGGCCTACCTACCAGGCGGGGGAGGCTTCATCGCGGATGGACTGTCCGCATCGGTCTACGTGGACAACTGTTGGATGCGAGGTGTCATCGACCCTTACCGCTCCATCAATGGCGGGTTGTTCTATTCCACAAGCAATCGAATCACCGCCTTCGCAGGCGACCCCATCAATAACGTCTTCGACCTCCAAGACTCCGACGGCATCGCATACTCCGTCAATGACTTCATCTCAGGCAACCCCAACGCGCTGTGGGAGCATATCTACCGGTGTGTGGACAGTGTCGTCATCGCTATCAGTTGCTTCACACAGGCAGCCCAGATAGGCATGAAGGTCGAGAGCGGGGGCCTGATTCGAGCTACGGCATGTTCGGGTGTCCTGATGAGGGATGCCGCGGTGGACGTCCTTGATGGTCGAATCGAGGCACTGAGCAACGGCTTTTCTTCTGTAGAAGGTGGCATCGACCTGCGGGTGGGTGCGGCAGGTGAGTTCTACGGCGTCTCGAATAGCATACGGGACGACAAGCTTGAGGTGGCTGCCGGGGGTAAACTCGTGTCCTCGGCCTTGAGTGCCATCCCCGACGAGGAGACCTTCTCTAACTTTGGCGATATGACCGTGGGTGGTCCGCTCCCAGGACAAGGCTCCACCTTCGCAGTGGGTGGGGGTGGCCGCACCGTCATCAGCATGGCTGTCCAGTCCAACACCAACGGGGAGGTGGGTGTCTGGGAAGACCACACCGAAGATGCAAGGTCTCAGACGGGTAGTAGCTTCCCCATGTTCCCCGTCAACGCCGCCGAGGCCTCCATGTACATCGGCGCGGACTTTCCCTTCCCTGCGTTCCAGTATGCCACGGCCAACCCCTCAATCATCGGGAGCCCCGACGACACCATCGTTGAGATTTGGGACGGTGCTTCGTGGGTGGTACCGGGAGCGTACATGGTGAACGTGGACGGCGCTGCGGACCTGCAGTTTGCACGGGACATCCTCACGCGTGCTGAGACGGACAACATCCGCTTTGGGGACGAGTCTTCTTGGACACTGAAGACACTCAACGGCATCAACAAATATTGGGCTCGGATTCGCTTGGTGAGTCCCATCACGTCGGTGGGTGACTTTGACCATATGAGTCTTTGGCCCAACTGCGCATTCGTTGATGAAGACGGAACCATCGAGTTCTTCGGCGCGGCACGGATTGAAGAGGGTGTCTCCTGGGCACGCCTCTTGCTTGACCCACTGCAGGGGCAGACACCTACATCGCAGAACATCAACGTCTCACCCTCGATGGACATCAACGCGCAGTTGAACCGGTTCGAGCGGAACCAACTACGGGCGCTCGCTGGGCAGATTGTCATCCCCGAAGGGACCGACACGTCTCGACCTTTGGAGCTTGTCTTCGACTTCTTTGCCGTCGTCGGTGGGGGCCAAGCCGAGCTAATCCTAATCTCGGCACAGACCAACATTGGTAGTGTGTTGGACGGGACGCTACCTGAGACCATCGTGTCGGCCGTCATCCCCATTGACCCTACAGCCTTCACCTTGCAGGCAGCCATCGTGGAAATTCCCATCCAGAACCTTGTGCCTGGGGACATCATCACAGTGGCTATCCAGCGCAATGGAGGGGTGGGGAACGACAACGCCAACGACATCGGGCTGGTAACGACACAGGCTTCTCTTTCCAAGTGGAGGCGTTAAATGCGACCCAAACGCGTATCATCAGAGCGAAACAGCTATGACACTCGAGGAGGCTTCATGGCCGAGCGCACCCCAGGTGTCGCCGCAGGCGAGGAGCATGTCCGTGACCGCTTCAACAGCAGCATGACGGGCATTGGGCCCGAGGAGCAAGAGTACCTTATCCCAACAGGCCAGACCGTCACCGTGCGGGACATGGTGGGTCGGGGCGACCGCGACGCCACCGGAGTCATTGTGGAGCTCATCGAGCGCACGGGTGGGGGTGACGTGTCCATCCTCACCATTGACTCGGACGCAGTCCCCGTGGCTCGTGCAGCCGTAGGCCAGAGCTTCGTGGGTGACGGGGATAGGAGGCTCGTGCTCAAGCGCAGCAAGACCAGTGTGGGTACCGAGTTCGTCGCAGCCTTTTGGACGGGAGTCATCGTATGAGCATCGCTTACCTAGACGTTGGTGACCTTGTCATCATGACCGCACCCGACGGGGCGCCACGCACGCTCGTGGAGGTGCAGACCAAGTTCCCTGAGGTGACCCAGGAAATCATCGGTGCGCCTGCCCTGCAAGCCGTCAAGGACTTCCCACGCAACACTCAGGTCCACCGGAAGACCTCAGGCGATGGCACTCTTATCGGGCACTACACCCTCGAGGCTTTCGTCGATGTTCCCGTGCGGGACAAGGTGCGGGTGCTCGACAGCACCGTCGTTGCCACCACGTCCTTTACCACCTTCGTCGATGCCTTCGCAGGCGCAACCGTCACCCTTATCCAGGGAGGTAAGTACATGGCATTCTTCGATTGCGAGTGCGACCACGACGGCAACAACGGCGAAGTGGAAGTGGAGTTGACCATGAACGGCAGTCCCATCGTATCCACCCAACGACGTCGCCGAGCGGACCCTGCCGACCGGGGGCAACTGAACTTTGCCTACCCTATGTTCGACGTGCTCGAAACCGACGTGTTCGGGGTGGCGTTCCGTAACTCGGGAGTCGGCGGCTCCGTGAGCCTCTACAACAGGCGCTTGACGCTTCTCTACTTGGGAGACTGATATGCTTTCTAAGACCTACACCATCACCCCCGGTGACGTCTCGACACTCACCAACGAGATTCAGCAGTCTTCAATGACGGTCGCCCTCGAGGGCATCAACCGCAATGGCGACGACTTTGAGTGTGTTTTCAAGGCGGACATCACTGCCGAGGAGGCTCTGCTTGATGCAGTGGTCGCAGCCCACACAGGGGAGCCCTACAGTGAACCCCGAGTGGTTGCCTTGGACCCAGCTTCCGAGCATGTCGTCCACCCCACACACTTGGATACCGGGGGGCTACAGCCCGGTTGGAAGTCGGAGCTCTGGACCGCACAGGCGGGCGCTCAGTCCGTCTTCGACATCCCCATCGTGCAAGAGCTCAAGCTCGCCGGCGGCGTCTATGAAATCTTTGAGGGCGCTGCCAAGGGGGACTATGTCGAGTTCTCCATCGTGGACAAGGACGACCTGCTTGGGTACTTCACCCCGCTAGGTCTTGTGGTCGGCACCGACGTCTTCGAAATCGTCAAGTACGTGGAGACCGAATACATCAACCCGAACCAGAGCCGCCCGGTGAAGCTTCGCCACGGGTCGGCCTTCAAGGTCGTCCCCGGCCTCTACTTCCGCACGTCCTACGTGTCGGTGGGTGCCACGGACGTCGACTTCAAGGTTCGACTGGAGACCCTCAAATGAGCAAGAAGAACAAGAGCGTTCCCCTCTTTGTGAATGGCGAGCAGGTGACCCCGGGCAAGAAGGTCAAGGCCAGCCTCAAGGACCTCAAGAAGCTCGATGAGCTGCATCAGGCTGCCCTGGCCGAGCGCCATAAGAAGGCCGCCGAATGACTTGGCGCCGCATCACCATCATCCTCATGGCGGTGAGCACCCTCATCCTGTCCGTCTACGATGCCTACGTGGCCTTCTACACCCCGGAGCGGGGCGACACCATCTCGGAGGTCCTCGGGTCCTGGGCCGTGCTCCTACCTCCTGTGGCGTTCATCTTCGGCGTCCTCATGGGGCATTGGTTCTGGTCACGAAGGCGCTCGCTTGTTGAGCAACCTTGGGGGTTTACCATCCTTGTGGCCTTCGCCGGCCTGGGGTTTGCGGCCTACGGGGTCTATTACCGTGACCCGGTATGGTGGCAGCCTATGCTAAACTTGGCATTGGGAGTCACAGGCGGTCACTTTCTCTGGCCCATGCCATTCAAGGACTTGAAATCATGAGTCATTACGGTTGCCCCCCATATGGAGTACTCCAACAGTCCCGCTGCACCACCAAGGTGTCGAGTGCCGCAGGGCTTCTGTCCGGGGCGTTGAATGTCATTCAGGCTTACGACGCGGCCGACAATCCCATCTCCCCCGAGTTCTATGCCAACGGGGTCTCCTACGTCCCTCTGGACCAAGGGGCCCGCATCCTAGGTCAAGTGCGCATCGGCAAGACCAGCGGACTCGAAGTCAAGGCCACCTTCGCCATGAGCGCCACGGATGCAGCCGACGCGGGTTTTGACACGGCCTCGAACAACCTCTCCCTAGGTGAGGACCTCACTTCCGCACTCATCGCGGGGGCCGCTGCGGTGCTCCCCACGGATGACGTGACGTTGCAGTCCGAAGGCTCCCTCCTCGTAGGGAGCGCTGTCGTTGGGGACCTATTCGTCTTTGAATTCACCCGTAACGATTCCCACCCTGGAATCTTCCATCTCGTTGGTTTGGAGGTCGATACCCCATGAGTCTTGCAGTACAGGTCACCCCAGCCAAAGTAGCCAACTCCGTCCTTTCCGTCGTCCCAGGGAGTGGGGGCCAAGGTCCTGCGGTCTTCGATGACTGGACAGCCATGTACGCACGCCTACAAGAGCTCCGAGCTCAGGACGCCGGCGAGGGTTACTACGACATCATCGTTGACGACAACGTGACCCCAGGAGCTATCACCCTCCCCGTAGCAGCCTTCGACATGACCAACTGTCGGTTGCTCGGTTCCATCCAAGGCGGCCGACAGGGCAGCTCTCAGACCATCGTGCAAATTATGGAGGGCACCACCCTCCCCGGACTTCGGCACGTTGAGCGGAACATCTCGCTTCATAACCAAGCCACTGCGACCGCACCCATCCCAGACTACGGAGCGCAGGGGGATGCGTTCTTCATCGGACAAAACGCACAACTCCTAACCCTTAGCACTGCGCCTTTCATCGACGCAGCAGCGAACGCTAACGGACCTCTACAAACAATCTTCGACGTGAGTGGTTTTGGCACGTTGCTCTTTGGGGAGGTCTTGAGGACAGCCGCAAGCGGGCAAGGCATTGTCATGCGGATGGGCCCCAACGTCACACCCTTCGCGGGCTGGGTTACGGGCAACTCCTTCACAATCATCGGTGACAACAACTATGTAAATGCCAAGCACTATGGAGCGGGGCAGGGGGGTGATGACACCCTCGCCTTAGGCCTCGCAGTCGCCGCAGCCGTGCAGGAGAACCGTAGTCTGTACCTGCCGCAGGCGGATTACAACCTTGGGGTACCCACCGAAGGGGAGAGCCTATTCACGGTCTCCGGACATCTAACGATATTCGGGGACGGCCGGGGACTCACCACCATAAGCATGCCGGACGCGGGGGACGTCACAGCGTACCAACTTTTTGAAGTGGTTGGTGCGGACGCATCCTTGACGGTCAAAAACCTTAAGATTGATTTGGAACGTTCGCAGGGAGCTCTCGAGACTGAGCAGCGGATGTTCAATTACCCCGGGGAGGTCTCGGGTTCACGCTTCCTATTACTCGAAGACTGCGAACTTGTTGGGTCCAAGGGGGCCTACTCCTCTTCGGGCTCCGCAGGGCAAGCTGCACCGGTCACTGTGACGGCCAACCGGTGCAAGTTCGACATGACTCGGGAGTGTGTGCAACTCTTCCTCAACATCGGTGCGACCGAGGCGAAAAACCTCAGGTTGAATTTCTGCCAATTCGTGAATGGCTACGATGGTCACTATGTCTACACCCACCCGGGCTGCGATTGGAAAATTGACAATTGCGATTTCATCGGTGCGGGCAGTGCCTCGGGTACTAGTTACCTCCTGCAAATAACGGGAGGGACGGTCCCGGGTGACCTCGGTTCCAGTGTCCATATCACGAACTGTTTACTGGACACGCAGAACACCTGCCGCCTCTTCGCGCTGCATGACGTCGAGGAGTCGAGGCAGCCGCTCCTCATCACGAATTGCGACTTCCGCTCGGGCGGGGGTGAGAGTGGTTGGATTGATGACTTCTTCCGTGCGCAGTTGACCAACTGCTCCTTCACCGCAGCATACAATGTTGTGACGACCAACGTGACGGCCTTGACCGTTACGGGTAGCCAAGGCGATGCCATCCTAACGAACTGCTCTTTCTACGCCGACACCCCCGCGGACGTGAGTTGGGTACAGGACCAAGCAGGGTCCAATGTTTCGTTCTCTCTCACCAACTGCTCCGTGATCCACAAGGACAGTCGGGGAACCTTCCTAACCACTGTGAGTGCGAAGGAGGTCAACTTTGACAACTTCATCCATAAGTATGAGGACACCGCTAGCAACACCGGGTGCACCCTCTATACCCACAACGGCGGGAACACCCGTATCTCTATGCGGGGCGTCAAGTCCTATGGGCCGCTGTCACGAGGCAACGGGAATGGCTTCATCCGGTTGAACGCTATCGGCGCACCGGACCAAAACATCCTCATGATGTCCGACTCGCAGTTCTATGACAACAAGGGCTTCGTCTCGCCAAGTGTTAGCGGCAACGTGGTGAACGTAGATAGTGCGGACTGGGACGGGAAAGTCTTCGTCTTCAATAGCCGCGTCATCAACAGTGGGACCAACGGTTTCAACTTCGTCGCTGCGGGTGCTTACTTGAATTGGGAGCCTGCCAAGGGTGTTGACTCGGTCGCCTCGGCTGCGGAAGCGGTCATCAACAGCAATAGTGACTTTTGGAAAGTGTCGGGCACCGCGACTGTCGATGACATCAATTGGTGGAACTCAGGGGGAGCGAGCAATCCCACCTTTGCGGGGGAGGTGTCTTTCCAGGCTACCGATGTCGCAGGCTTCGACTTTAGCGACACCGGGAACATCACCCTGGATGCGAGTCCTCGACACGTCAATCAGGGGGAGGTCGTAAAGCTGAGGTATGTTCCTCAGGACTCATCGTGGTACGAAGTCAAATGAAAGTGAGTCACTGTGAACGAAGCCGCCACACTGTTATTGGAATACGGGGTTTTGGGCATCGTCAACGCGGTGTTGGTGTATGGAATGTCTCGGCTTTGGAAAGCCAAAGAGGCGCAGCAGCTCGAGCATCAAAAGCAGATGCGCGAGATGATGGACTTAACAATTGAAAAGGCTGAACAATGGGCCGCAAAAAATCACGAATTAGCCGAGCGTTTCACTCAAGTAATGGAGCTGCTGAGGAGGCCCGATTGAAAGACCTGGAAAGACGTAAGGTCAAGCTTGACCGCCTCTTCGCGGAGTCCTTTGAACTGCTTGACCAGATTCAGTCAGACCTTGTGACACTGCACGAATCTTTAGTGGAGGGGCAGCCCGGAGTGCCTGTGCGTGGCGCAGTGCGTCGAACATCCACGGGGATTAGTCTCCAATCTGTGACAAAGTCGGGCACTGAGAAGAGCGAAGCTTGACGCGGCCTTGCGGGAAAGGTGACAATTGAGCATATGTCTGTACACAGGCTAGATAGCGGTACTCTCCGCAAACCGACGAAACTCAAGAACGGGTGGCTTCGAGCCGACGGCTACCTTGCGCGGACGGGTGTTCAGACCTACCGGTTCCCGGATGGGTCCGTCCGTCGCGAGCTTAGGAAGCCGGAAGAGGTCTTCTCCAAGGATGCCCTTGACTCTTTCCGGAGCCTGCCCATCACGGACGACCACCCTACCGTGATGCTAGATGCCAAGAATACCCGGCAATTCCAGCGGGGGCATAACAGCGACAATGTCCGCCAAGACGGGAACTTCGTTCGCTCCGAGCTCATGGTGACTGATGCCGAGCTCATCGAGAAGATGGACAACGGGAAGAAGCAAATTAGCTGTGGCTACGTTTGCGAGCTCGATTTCACCCCAGGCGAATGGCAGGGAGAAAAGTACGATGCGGTCCAATTCAACATCCGAGGCAACCACGTTGCCATCGTCGACGTTGGCCGCGCGGGGCCTCAGGCCTCTGTAAGAATGGATGCAGGCGAGATGGTCTCACCTGATGAGCTCCCCACGGGAGATACAACCGGGGGCGCTGTGCCCTTGCAAAAGGAAAAACCCATGAAGACTGTGAAAATTGACGGAGTTGATTACGAAGTCTCCGAGCAAGCGGCGCAGGCAATTGCCAAAGTTCTCGCCAAGCTGGACTCGGATGTCTCCAACCACAAGAAGTTGGCAGACAAGCGGAAGGAAGACCTGTCCGCAGCCGAGGCGAAGCGCGACGCCGCGCTGGAAGAGCTCGCGACCCTCAAGAAAGAGCGTACCGACGCTGAGGACCCCGCGAAGATTCAGGAGCGTGTTGACGCCCGCGTTGCCCTCCTCGAGTCCGCACGCAAGTTCCTCGGCAAGGATGCCGACCTTGCGGGCAAGATGGACCGGGACATCAAGCTTGAAGTGCTCAAAGAGCACACCAAGAAAGACTTCTCCGACAAGGACGACGTCTATGTTGATGGCCGCTTTGACGCAGCCGTTGAAGCCGCTCCCGAAGCACCTCGCACCGGCATCGACAAGATGCGCGGCGCAACCAAGCTCGATGAGGAGAACGTCCGCAAGGACGAGGCTCAACTTGGTGCCGAGCGCAACAAGGCCCTTCGTGAGCTTGGCTCCAAGCCACTCACGCAGAACGGTGTCCGCTAAACCCCCAACAAGGCAAAGGAATCTATCATGAGCCAAACCAGCTACTCCCAGTACGCCACCATAGCCTTCGCGGGCATGAGGGCGGACAACGGCCAAATGGACGTGCACTCGGCAGTCAATGAAGGCGCCACCGCAGTTCCATTCGGAGCCATCGTCAAACGAGGCACTGTCGACCGCAGCGCCGAACTCCTCACTGACCCACTCGAGAGCGCACTGGCCTACGGCCTGTCCCTCCACTCCCACGCCTATGGCGTGCCGGATGAGCTCGACAAAGGCACCCCCGGTGGTGTTGCTCAAGAGTCCATGCTCTCCGTCCTTCGCGAGGGCCGGGCCTACGTCGCCGTTGAAGGAGCTGTTGCTCCCGGCGGCTCTGTGTGGATGAACCCCGACGGTTCCGGCTTCGCGGCCGCGGACGGCGGCGGCTACGTCGATGTCTCTGCCAATTGTGGCTTCATTACCACCACGACTGCAGCGGGCTTCGCTGTCCTTGAAGTCGACTTCCGCACCGTCTAAGAAAGGGGACCAAGAAAAATGCAATACTTACACCTTGATTCCAATCAGTCCGCCTTCTTGGACCGTGAACTCAGTTTCATTCGGTCCAAGTCGTACGACATCAAGTACGCGGAGACTAAGGCCCGAATGTTCATCCCGGTGGACAATGAGGTCCACAACGGCGCGCAAGACGTCAAATACAAGCAGTGGGACCACGTCGGTCAAGCACAGGTAGTTTCGAACTACCAAGACGACGCTCCCCGTGTTGACGTGCACGTCAAGGAGTTCAGCTCCCCCATCAAGAGCTTCGCTGATGCCTACGGGTTCTCCGTACAGGACATCCGCGCCGCGCAGATGGCCGGCGTCTCCTTGGATGCTCGTGGGGCCACGGCGGCCCGTCGGGTCCTTGAGGAGAAAATCGACAAGCTTGCTCAAACGGGCAACGCGTCCCTTGGCTTGCTCGGGTTCCTGAACCAGCCCAACGCACAGACCGTCACCTCGGGTGTCGGTGCAGGTGGTTGGGAAGCTGCGACGCCGGATGAGATTCTGGCCGACATGAACAACGTGGTTCATGCAATTCCGGTCAACACCAATGATGTTGAGAAGCCGGACACCCTCATCCTGCCGCTCTCCCTGTGGACCTACATCTCGACGACTCCTCGGAGTTCCACGAGTGACACCACCATCCTTGAGTTCTTCCTACGCTCCACCCCCTACATTAGTCGGGTTGAGTCTTGGGTCGCTCTTGAGACCGCAGGCGCCGGTGGTGGCGCGGACCGTCGCATCGTGGCCTATCGTCGCGACCCCGACGCTCTACAGCTCATCATCCCGCAGGAGTTTGAGAGCTTCGCTCCCGAGCAACGCAACATGGCGTTCATCGTAAATTGCCATATGCGCTGTGGTGGTGTGGTCGCGTACTACCCGCTCACCATTGCGTACATGGACATCACCGACGTTTAAACCCCAACCCATGGGGGGCCTTCGGGCCCCCTTCTTTTGATAGGGAGAATCAAGACATGGCATACATCATAAACAATCGACTTTCACTCGACACCCTCATTGTCAAAAGAGGCGGCAAGGCCGGTGTTGGCATTCGCCTGATGCCCGGGCTGAACCGGGTGAAGGATGAGCTTTGGGCCCGTGCCAAAGAGAACATCCATGTCCAGAACCGTCTGGACCGCGACGAATACGTTGAGCAGCAGCTTGGCGACGACGGGCTCCAAGCACTGAGCACCATCAAGGCCATCAAGATGGTGGAAAAGACCACCGACGTCTCTATCCTTGAGGGCTGGTTGGATGACGACCGCTCCAAGGTTAAGACCGCCATCAAGAAGCAAATCGAGAGACTCACCGCGCCTGTCGGAGACCCCGAGGAATAATCCATGTCCTGCACTTGGAACGACGTCCTAGCTATCGCGCCCGACCTTGCGAGTGTCCCTTTGACAACTCAGCAGGTCGTACTTGCGTACGCCAATAGGACGGTTACCGAGTGCATTTGGGGCGACGACGCGGTCTTAGGTTGCAGCTACCTTGCAGCCCATATGGGAGCCAAGAGTTTGGCTGAGTACGGGGCAGGGGACATCTCTTCGGAATCCGTTGGTGATGTCTCCGCCGCCTACTCCGCTGTCGCACTTGATGCGGCCGCGTCCGACCTCCACTCCACCAAGTGGGGGCGTATCTACCTCACCCTCGCCAAGGCACTGCCGGGGGCCCGGGGGCCTTTCCTGATATGACGACCCGACGCGTCAAAGATGTCGACCTTGGGTTTAAGCAGCTCTTCAAGGACCTTAGGAGGGCAAAGGGAGGTGCCGTACATGTTGGATTCTTCTCAGGGAAGAAGTCCGCTAGGACCGGGGGGAAGGCCGACAACCCCACCATTGCGGCCATCCACGAGTTCGGTACCAGGGAGATTCCCGCGCGCCCGTTCATTCGCCCGGGGCTAGAGAGTAACGCGGCCGACTCGAGGCAGTTGCTCAACAAACTCTCTAAAGATTTCTACGATGGCAAGAAGACAGCCAAGAAAGTGCTGAACATCCTAGGCGCGTCCGCGGCCACAGCCATTAAAAATTTCGTGACTCAGGGCCCTAGCATCCCACCCCCGCTCAAGCCTGCGACCATAGCGCGCAAGGGCTCGAGCCGAGCGCTCGTGGACACGGGACAGCTTGTGAATTCAATAACGTGGCACGTTGTTAAGGCAAATGGGGCCTCCATATGAGGCTTGCTCGTACAGTAAGGCGCTTGGGCACCAACACCTACACGATTACCCGGAGCGTCCCCACCACGCTCATCGTCAATGGCCGCCCTGCGGCGCCTACGGTGTCGACCTTGGACATCGAAGCCAACGTGCAACCCACGTCCGGTGACGACCTTGAGTCGGTCCCCGAGGCCTTCCGCAGCCATGAGATGGTCTCCATCTGGACCACTACCGAGCTCCTTGCGGGCCGCCCCGGCAGCAATGAAGGGGACGTCATCACGGTCCGCGGCCGCCTCTTCCGCGTCATCAAGCTCCACCGCTGGGACATCCAAGGTGGTTTTTACAAAGCACAAGCTGTGTTGGTGAAGAACTAATGGCGTGGTCTGATTACGAAACCGCTGTGGTCAACGCAGTGGTCGCCGCTTCGGGCCTCAGCGACCAACTAGTCCGGTGGCAGGGGAGCAACACCATCCGGCCGGAGGGACTCTTCCTTGAGTTAGCCCACGTGTCACTACTGCCACTAGGACCCGACGGAACCATCTCTGATTATGATGGGGGTCGCCCCGCAGGCGAGGAAGTCCGGCTGCAATCCA